TAAAAGAGCATTTGAAAACACTAATACAATCGGATAAGAATGTTTCAAGAATACTAGATAAAGTAAGTTTGGATATAGTGGAGGCGTTTGAGAAATAGTATAATATCAAAATTAGTTGACATTAAGTTCGCAATCTAAATACCTAGAAGAGTGATAGAATATATCCATGATTTTAGAACCTATAAGAATAGGTATAATGTGTTTATTTTATTCGCTAATTTAGCTCAACGATCAAATGACGATAGTTTAGAAGTGATACTCAAATTAGAACTTAACGATAAACCTATATTGCTATTTACCAAAAATCATACTTAACGACCCATAGAACCGTGCCTACGACCTTTATTCTCTCTTTGGTAAGGTCTATATCATCGTACTCGCTATTGAGAGCTTTGAGCTTCTTACGAGCTGGTTCGCCTGCCATTATCTTCACAGTAGTCAATCCAAGCTTTTGCATTCTATCTTGTATTAGTTCTTTTGTAAGTTTGTTCATTTTAAATTACCTCGTTAGTTGATTTATTTTAGTTTTATATCACTGAGTTGTCAAAGTGCTTTTAGAAACACTTAGTAAAAGTATATTTACTTTTATTTATTTATCTATATAATTACTTTTACTAATAATAAAAAATGGTTGTACAAGATGAGTTTGGAGAAAATGGAATTTAAACCTGTTTTTGATTATCACGGTTTAGATAAGAAAGGTTTTATTGGGCTATACGACATAACTAAAGCCACTTTTCATAATTGGGTGAATAACGGTATAAGTTTGAACGGTCAACTTAAGGTTGAAATACTGACAAGTGGTAAGTTTAAAGCTAGCCAAAGAGCATTAAAAAGAGGTTAGTAATGATAATTAAAAGACAAAAAACAAAAGACTACTCAACCATAGCTAACGAGTGTTTTAAGAATCCTGCTATTAGTGCAAGAGCTAAAGGTTTATATGGCTATTTAATGACATTGCCAGAGACTTGGGAGCTTAAAAAGATTGAGTTGTACACTCACTTCACCGAGGGTAGAGATGCGTTAAATAATGCGTTCGAAGAGCTCATCAAGTTTGGTTATATTCATAAAAAAAGAACTAGAAACTCTTTGGGTAAATTCGAAGGTTGGGAGTATGTTGTTCACGAGTTTGCAAGCCCACTTACTGAAAACCCGAAATCGGTTAAACCCACTTACTGGAAACCCGAAAGCGGGAAACCAGACGCTGGAAACCCGAAATCGGAAAACCCGCATCTATTAAATACTAATAAGAAAGTAAATACTAAGAAAGTAAATACTGATAATAGTAATAAAGAAAATATAAAAGAAAATCCGATTGATGTTTTATCAGAATCAAACCTAGCTGATGAAGTTAAGCATTCACTCAATGAATTTTTTGAAAACAGAAAAGAGTTAGCAAAGGCAAATAAGAAGTTAATTCTCACTAGCAGAGCTATCAATATGATAATCAGCAATATCGAATCAGATAGCTACACCGATGACAAACACCGTATTGAATCCATACAGAATGCCTTAGCTAGCGGGTGGGCAAACATCTATCCAGCCAAGAAAGAAGTTATCATCAAGCCTAGTATCGGAAAGAACGGCTATAACAACACATATTTTGATTAAGGAAATTATTATGGATCTGCAAGAAATAAAAGATGTATTGAAAAGAATAAAAGCACATAAAGAAAATCTATTCAGAAACAAAACCAGTGAAGAGATGACTATCATTGAGAATGATTGGCTGTATAACTTCAAAGACTACACTGCTGATGATATGCGTAACGCTATCACACTGCATTTTTCTAATAGTGAGAAGCTACCCTCGATTTACTCAATCAAAGAAGAGCTAAGAGCTATGAATGCTACTAAGCAAACAGAAATCGCTAATACCAAGCCAAAGCGTGAGATAGGTTTTCAAACTATAGCTTTTGAAACTCTCAAAGCACTTATGTATCGCCGTTACTGTCCATTAGTTAAGATGGGCAATGTCAATATACCAAAACTTGATTATGAGGCAATGATAGGCTCATTCAATCACAACAAATTCAACCAAAGAGCTAGCGATTATTGGAGAAAAATTCAGTTTCTTGGTGTTCCAGAGGTTTATGTTGAAATTGTGATCAATGAAGCAAATATAGGAATGCTATCACCACAAGAGTTTTTTAGTCGTGTTAGCACTGTATTTGCAGATATGCACCCAAAAGTTCAAGAAGCTAATAAATTGCAAGGCAAGGAGAAAATGAAATATTGGCTAAAGACTTCTGGTCTTGGTTCGGTAATCAGTGATGTACAACTTAAGAAAGTAGCATAGGAGCTAGATAATGGAAAATTACATAATAACCACATTCTTAGCTTTAGGTGTTTGATATGACAGAGCATCAGATACAAAGAGCATTCATAGAGTGGTTTAGATTGTCTTTCAGCGACTGTTTTGTCTTTGCTATACCAAACGGTAGCCTACGCAATAAAATGGTCGCTATCAAGCTTAAAAGAGAGGGTGTAGTAGCAGGTATTCCAGACTTACAAGTTCTACTTCCCAATTCAGAGCATTTTTTTATAGAGATGAAACGACCAGATGGCAAGTTGATCAAATCACAAAAAGAAACTTTTGAGGTTATAAAAGGCAAGGGTCACAAGGTCATAGTCTGTTATGGCTTAGATGATGCTATGAGTAAGACAGCACATACGATAAGAGAGATGATGAAGTGAGCAAATACCAACTAATACAAGATATAGACGAGTGCGGAGAGCATGAAGTAACCATAGAAGATTTAATCCACGATACACAGGAGAAAGAAGATGAACTATAAAATGAATCAAGCATGTCAGTTAGTGGGATGCTCAATAATGACTTTAACAAAACTACTAAAAAACAGTTATATTAAGCCTATACAGGAGATTGAGCGTGGCAGAAATGTCACTAAATTAAATGTCAAAATGATAAATGAATTGAACATACTAAAAGCAAAGCAAGATGAGTATACAAGATTCAAAAGGTCTCGTAGTTACGGCAATAAGTATATCCCCAATAAATATAATGAAATACAGAAGTCAGACCCGACGCAAACATTTAACAGAGTAAAAAGCTCAAAGTATTTTAATTTTTTCAGTAAACAATTTGGAGATGTGGCATGAAAAAGAAAGTATTATCTAAGGAATTATCAAGATTTAAACATGAAAATGAGAAGTTGAAATTATTGCTTGATGTATATGAAAGTCTTCTTGATGTGCAGGATAATCACATTCTCAATCAAGATAAGAAAATAGAATCATTTAAACTAGTTTTAAGGGAGTATAAGTAATGAGTAAGATAGGCATAAATTTAAAAATAGATGTAACAAAAATAGATAAAAATAAACTCTTCCAAGGCAAGACAGGTGCTAAGTACCTAGATGCTACAGTGTTTGTGAACCTATCAGAATCAGACCAGTATGGCAATCACGGTATGATTACACAAGCCAAAGAAAAAGGTCAGCAAGATAACGGTAATATTCTTGGCAATGCTAAGATTTTTTGGACTGAAAACAGTAGCCAGTCAAACAACGGTCAAACAAATAATAGACCACCGCAACCGCAGTTTGATGCTGATAACTTCGATGATGATATAACATTTTAATAACTGGGGGTAACTGGAGTATAAGTAATGATAACAAGCAACGAAGTTTACAATATCTGCAATACAAGTAATCAACTTGATAGCTCAACAGATGTTTACTTTAGTGACGCTATACCATACTTCAATGGATTGAATGCGTATGATATAGCTAATGCAAAAGGTTGTGATGTAGAGCGTGCAGATGAAGATTACAACACTACTGATGAAGTTGATTTACTCAAAGATATGCAATTACAGATACCCAAGAAAATGGCAACAATAAAATCAGAAAAGCCGAATAAGTTTGAGCAAATACTAGAGTACTTTGCAGGCTTGCTCGAGCGTGTAAGACACTCTATAACTAAGTTTATTGTAGAGATAGATAACAAGTGGCATTGGAAAAATACAGGAGATGAACCACCTAAAGAACCTCGCTTTTACAAACAGAATCAAGAGAGCTTTTTTGATGATGATGTGGTTTTATCTAAGGACATAACCAAGAAGCAAAAGGCTCAAATGAATAAGCAGGGGCGTATCAATAAGTCAGTTAATAACACTATCAGTCAGTATGAAGCTGATATGTTGCAAAGAGTGTTAATCCCGTTAAAATCCACAATCTAAAATCAATCTTATAATATAATCATCATGCAAGTTATCCCACAGGGATAGAACAGTTACCGCACAGGTACACTTGCACCAGTTTTAATGGTTGGTTATGAAACTACTTACAGATTGTTTTTTATTATTATCGATAATCCTATCTATCAAAGTAGCCAATAGTCAAGAAATACAAAAATACAAGCACCTTAAACAAGTGCCTTGTGTGAATGATAATACTTGTGAGGTTTATGATTAATGAGTGATGCAATAGCTAAGATAGTAATGTTTTTGATTGTTATTCTTGTATTTGGAGGGATGATATTTTCATCTGTATACAACGCAATCAAAGTGAGTCAGCTACAGTCGGAGTTATCGGCAGTAAATAAAACATGGCAAAACTCTAACCAAAGCACATCATCAGCACTAAAGCTTAGTGACTTTATAAAAAAACAATACTCTAAAAGATTTTATACTGCATTAACATTGGTTAAAGAGCCTAACAGCGAGAGTATGTGCCTTAATGAGAATCTTTCTTACACGATGGTAAAAGTACTAGATCTGCCACCGTCTAAGCTTAAAAAATATGATGGAGCTATAATTGAAAGGGATGATTTAGATGATTAAGATATTTAAGATTTTATTTGTCATTGTATCGGCTTTATCTCTATACTCATGCAGTTTGTTTAATGCTGTGAGAGTGACACCTTTATCATCCCCATACCTAACGCAAAAAGTAAAGGTTGCATATTGGAACACTGATACTTATGGCGATGTGATTATGACGCTTATAAGTAGCACAGAAGCCTTGAATATATGCAATATGAAGTTAGACAAAATAAAAGAGTTAAACGAGAAAAACCAAGACATCTAAGAGGTGTAAAATGTTAAATATATCAGTGTTTATTGCAGGAATATTTATAGGTAAATACCTAAAGAAAGAGCGTATAGAAAAATTGATAGCAGAAGTTAAAGAATTTATGGGGAAGTAAATGAAGTATAAACATATCAGGCACGAAATAGCTAACTTTGACATTTACTTTTGTTATGGATTTAAAAGTTTCAATAAAGTAGGTAAAAAGCTAGGTATGAATTACGATATCTCTAAATATGGTGGTGCTACGGCTACGAAAAATAGCACTAAAGAAATATTGATAGGCGTTGATAAGTATGAAGATATATATGAAGTTAAGGCTTTAGTCGTTCATGAGTTAAGCCATTGTGTAACTTCCATTATGGAATCAATGAACTCTAATTGTGATGAACTAAGAAGTTATACCCTGCAATGGTTATATATTGAGGTTATGAAATATTTAGATGATTTAATAGCTAGAGGTAAATAAATGAGTAAGCTAACCGCACAGCAAGAGCTATTCGTTCAAGAATATGTAAAGTGTGGCAATGCTACTCAAGCCTATAAAAAGGCTTATCCTAAGTCGCTAAAGTGGCTTGATAAGTCAGTATGGAGTAAGTCGAGTGATTTATTGGCGAATGTAAAGGTTTCGCAAAGGGTGGACGAGTTAAAAAAAGAATTAGCAAAAGAAAATTTGTGGGAAAAATCAGAAATGATAAGAACACTAAAAGATATTGCTAATGTTGAATATCAAAATAACTCTGAAAGAATCCAAGCTATTAAGCAGGCTAGCTCAATGCTTGGATATGATACTCCCCAAGAAACCAACAATGAAAACAAAGAAGCTCGCAATAGCATAATAATCAACACCAATGCAAACAGAGATTAATCCGCTACCTAAGCAGGAGAAATTTTTAGCACTTAAAGCAACTCATAATCTACTTGTTAGTGGCTACGGCTTTGGTAAGACAGAGACAAAGTTAATAGCTTTACTTATGGACATGGTTGCGTACGGCAAATACGGTGCTGTCTTCGCTCTTTACGACCCTACTCACGACTTATTAACAGTCAACACTATTCCAAGATTGTTAGAAAAGTTAGAGCTTGCAGGCATTGAATTTAAATATAATCAGCAAAAAAAGATAATCAAAACTGATAACTACGGAACTATCTTTTTAAGATCAATGGATGCACCTAACCGCATTGTGGCGTATGAATGCTTTAGGAGCTTTATAGATGAACTAGAAACCCTAAGACCAAAGCAAATTATAGATGTATGGAATAAAATTAACGGTCGAAATAGACAGAAGTTAGTAGGTTGTGAGCAAGCTAAAAACAGAACATACACATTCACCACACCAGATGCAGGTTTTGGCTTTACTTACAATACTTGGGGAAAGTCAAAAGACAAAGACCAGTTTGATTATGTAAATGCTAGTACAGAGGATAATCCACACCTACCAGATGATTATGTAAAAAACCTTCGCAAGATATACCCTGAGGGCATGGTTAAGGCTTTTATACATGGTCAATGGACAAACATTGCCCAAGGTGTAGTTTATACTGAATTTAATAGAGTTAGTTGTCACGATATTATCAAGGTAAATAGTCACGATAGTTTAGATATTGGGCAGGATTTCAATTCTGGAGGATGTATATCTATAATAGCTAAATTTCATAATGGTGTTGTTTATGTTGTTGATGAAATGGTAAGTCAATCAACATACGATATATACCCAAATTATAGCTCTTTATATGCTAATAAAGCCACCATATATCCTGATGCTAGTGGAAACTCTAAATCATCAAATGCTACAGGCACTGATATACAGATACTTAATGAGAATTTTTATACAGATTATAGAAAAATAAACCCTATGATAAGAGATAGAGTTTTAACTGTTAATGTGGCTCTTAAAAACAACCTACTAAAGATAGATGTGGATAAATGTCCTAAGTTAGTAGAAGCTCTCGAAACACAAGCTTATGATGATAGCGGTAAACCTGAAAAAAGTAATGGCTCAGCAACTAAAGATGATTATGTTGATGCGTTAGGGTATATGATTTATAATCTACTGCCTATAAAATCCGTAGTCCAAACAACGGTCTACAATAATCACAATATATTTTAAAAATTACACTTATGTCAGATGTATCTACACCAAGAGCAGATTATACTTATCACTTAGATGAGTGGAAAACAGTCACTGATACTTTTGGTGGTCAAAAGTCAGTAAAGTCAGAAACAATAAAATACTTACCTTTGCCCAACGGAGCTACAAGTGCGAGTGATGATAAATACAGTCAATACCTGTCTTTGGCTATGTTTTATAATGTGGTTCGTAAAACTTCAAAATCCTTAAATGGTTTAGCATTCAGAAAGAAACCAGATATATCCTTAAACGATGATGGCAAGCTCAATTATATCCTTGATAACTGCTCAGCTGACAATGAAAATATAACTCAAGTCGCTAAAAGAGTGCTGCAAAACACACTAAACATAGGGCGTTGTGGAATACTTGTAGACTTCCCCAGTTATCAGGGCGGCATAACTGATAAGGTTAAGCAGAGCAATAACTTATATGCCTATATGTCGGTATATTCAGCATTCAATATCATCAACTGGAATACAGAAAATAAAGGTTCTACCAGTCAGCTATCACTAGTGGTGCTTAAAGAAGAGTATTTAGAGTTCACAGGATTTTCTAGTCAAAGTAAGACTCGTTATAGAGTGCTAGAGCTTAAAGATGGTTATTATCAGCAAAGAGTGATATATAAAGACAGCAACAAAGAAGATGAAGTGTATGAGCCTAAGGCTAATGGTCAAAGACTAACAGAGATACCTTTTGTATTCACAGGTTCAGAAAATAACAATAGTGATATTGATGGTTCGCCACTGATTGACTTAGCTAATATGAATATCAAACACTATCAGTACTATGCAGATAATGCGTTAAAACTTCATTATCAAAGCATACCTTTATTGGTAGCAACCAACATATCCAAGCAGTCAGCAGATAATATCAAAGATGGTGGCGGTCTTTCAACAGGTGCTACCAAAGGTGTAGTGCTTGGACTTAATGAAGACCTTAAATATCTTGAAATAGCTGAGACTTCTAGCCTTACATTAGAGATAGATAAGATAGAGCAGATGATGATTTCAGCGGGTGCTAAGCTTGTCAAAAATGATAGCGTCAACGAGACTGCAACTACTTCAAGGATTAAAGCAAGTTCAGAAAATAGTGAGCTTATTAATGTAATGGATAATGTATCTAACGGCATAACCAGAGCATTGCAGTATATGGCTTTGTTTGAGGGTGCTAATCAAGATGTTAAGTTTGAGCTTAATAGCGATATAGTGGAGGAGATGACAGATACTCAACTGCTATCTATTGTGCTTAGCGGTGTTACGCAAGGAACAATTCCTAAAATTGCATTATTTAATGGTATCAAAAAGAGCGGCTTACTTAATGAAGCTATGACTTATGAAGAGTTTAAGGCTGATCTAGAAAGCGAGAGTGAAAGCTTTGAAATCGCTTGAAAATGATATTATCAAACAGTTTGTACTATCTCAATCTGTAATTAGAACATATTCAAAGGCTGTTGATAACGAGTATGAGCGTGTATTAGGATTAGTCAATACTCATCTTATGAATAATGATATAAAGAACATTACAGAGCTAAGAAAGCTAATCAGAGTATTCACAAGTGAGAAGTTTGAGTATGTAGAAGCTAAACAGATGGCTTTAGACTTTGCAAAGACTCAATCGGATACTTTTCAACAAACATTAAAGAATTATGTAACAGGTATCACAGTTGCCAAGCTTACAAAAACGCAGATAGAGAGGACGCTAAACTCAATAATTGTTAATAATGAAACTATAAATAAGATGTTTAGCACTCTTACAGACCAAACTAAAACATACTTTAGGCAAGAGCTTACTAATGCCTTTGTGCAATCTCAAACAGTTGATGAAATAACTGGAGATATACTAGCAAGGTTGCCAACTATAAACAAAAAAATAAAGCAGCAATCTATAACTCAATCTCGCACTATGCTTAACGGTATATCAAACGGTATGTTTAAGGCTACAGCGGACGCTAATAGCGAGACACTAGAGGGTTATCGTATCTTAGTAATACTAGACAACCGTACTAGCACTATTTGCCAAGCTTATGGTTCTACTCCCGATAAAGTTTATCCACTTAAAAACCACCCGCAACCTCCTTTTCATTATAATTGTAGAAGTATACTTTTGCCAGCCATCAAAGATGAGTACGATGCTATGTTTGATAATAGTGAAGTTACACGACCAGTACGGGTTTATGACAAAGATGGCAAGCTAGAGCGTATAGAGAGGGTATCACCTACCACTAGCTATGATGAGTATCTAAGACTGCAACCTAAAGCATTTCAAAAGCAACATCTAGGTGCCACCAAGTACAAGCTTTTTAATAATGGCGTCAAGCTAGATAAGTTTGTAGATAGTGGGCGTGCTTTGTCAGTTGGTGAGCTTAGAAATAAGTTTGCAGAGTTTTTATAAATAACACTCAAAATCCACACTCGCAAAACCATTTTAAAATTAATCCTTAACAAGACTACGGAGAGTTTAATGTCAGAAGTAACCCACGATACACCAAACACAGACCAAGATGCACCTCTAAGTAATGAGGAAATTATCGCACAGCTAAAAGCCGAAAATCAAAAGCTTGCTAATCACAACGCTACGCTATTTGCAGAAAAGAAAAAAGGACAAGAGCAGAAGCGTGAGATAGAAGAGCAAGCCGAAGCCGACAGATTGGCAAAGCTAGCAGAAAAAGGCGACTACAAAGCCCTTTTAGACACCACTAAGCAGGAGCTAGATGCGTGGAAAAACAAATACGAAGACCTTACCAATAAACAAAAGCAAGGCAAGGTCGACGAGACCATTAAAAGCGTAGCTAATGAGCTATTCGGTAAGGAAGTTTTCAGCAAGCTTATCGGTGATATGTTTGCTTACTCTGATGAAACAGGCGGGGTGCTTATGAATATTGGCGGTGCTACATATTCAGATGTTAATCAAATGAAAGAAGCGATAAAAGGAATGAGCGAGTTTAAAGACATGATTGTGACTTCTAAGTCAAGCGGTGGCGGTGCTATCTCTAATAACTCAAATGTTATATCTCGGAAATCATTGAAAGAAATGAGCGGTATGGAGCAGGTAAAACTTGCAAGAGAAAATCCAGAGCTTTACAAACAACTAGTAAAAGGAAATTAGAAAAATGGCAACTACACAATTAGCAGACTTATATAATCCATTAGTATTTGGTTCAATAGCACAAGAAAAACAAACAGAAGGCAATGCTTTCATTGCTAGTGGTATTATGGCTAATGATGCCCAACTAGCTACTATGGCTAGCGTGGGTGGTACTATCGGCGAACTTACTCAATATAAGCCTTTGGACTTCTTAGTTGAACCTACTTATCAGACGGATGTAGTCGGAGATAAGATAGGTACAGAAAAAGTATCAATCCAAACTATGAATTATAGACGCTTTGACTTAGCAAGAGCGTGGAGCTTTGCAGAACTTGCAAAAGTACAAGCTTTACAATCCGCAGGTGATCCAGTAGAAGCGGTTGCTAATAGAATAGGTGCTTATTGGGCGTCGGTTGAGCAACAAAGAGTTATCAAATCATCACTTGGTATACTTGCTGATTGTGTAGCTAACCACGGTAGCGATATGATTATTTCAGTTGCTACAGATGCAGTTGGTGGTGTAGTAGATGCAGAGCGTATAAGTGCGAATGTTATATTGGATGCTAAGCAAACGATGGGCGATATGGCTGAAGATTTAGGTGTATTGGCTGTACATTCTGTAACTTATACAAGACTTAAAAAGGAAAACCTTATTGACACAGTTGTGGACAGTGAGGGTAAAGTTTCGTTTATGTCGTATATGGGCATGAGATTAGTAGTTGATGATAGTTTGCCTGCAGTTGCAGGTGCAAACAGAATCACTTATACAAGTATCTTGTTTGGTGGTTCAGCTTATGCTTATGCACAAGTACCAAGAGTTGATGCTATGGCAACCGAAAGAGATGAGAAAGCAGGTAACGGTTCTGGTGAAACTTCATTAATTCATAGAATGAGTGGTATTATCCACCCTCTTGGCTACTCGATGACTTCTAATAACCTTAATACAGATGGTCAGGTAGGTTATTCGCAGCTAGAAATGGCTACTACATTTACAAGAGTATGGCAGCGTAAAAACATCAAATTAGCATTTATTCAAACGAACGATTAATTGCTAATCAATCTATTAATTAAGGAAATTATTTTATGAACCTAACTAATGCTCAAATAAGAGAATTTAACAAAAACCCTAAAGCTTTTAATAAGAAATATGGACTTGCTAAAGAGGATAAAGAAGCAAAGGCTAATAAAGAGGATAAAGAAAGATGAGTTTAATTATTCAAGATGATGCAGGCTTAATTGCCGATGTAAATAGTTATGTAACGGTTGCGTATTGTGATGCTTACTTAGCTACAGTTGGCAAGGATACTGATTGGTCAACTAAGAGCGACGCTGAAAAAGAAATAGCTTTGATCAATGCCTTCAACTACTTGGATAATGCTTATATTTACAAAGGTACTTCTATAACTCATGAAAGCAAGTTCCCTAGATCTAGTCTAGTTGTTGATGGACTTAATATAACAACGATACCTACAGCGATTAAAAAAGCCCAGTGTGAGCTTGCTTTAATCTACATATTACAAGGTGGCTTAGACACCAATATAGACTACACAAATTCAGATACTAAAACGATTATAGAAGAGAGCAAAGATATTGCAGGAGCTATAAAGAAATCATTTAAGTACGCTGATGATGGTGAAAGTAAGAAAGATTATAGATACTATCATACAGTAGATAAATACCTTAATGGCTTCGTATCTAGCCTTGGTAATGCTGATTGTAATGCTGGTGAAACTGCAAGCTACGGCTCATTTGACATACTAAGGGATTTATAAGATGGCTCATCAAGACTACATAGATGCTGGTAATGACTTACTAGAAGAGCTAGAAGAGTATGGTGTTGATGTAGATATCATAGAAAAGCAAAAAGTGACAGGTGCAAGTCGTAACGATGTAACTTATGATGATGTTGATATAGGCACAATAAAGGTTTTGTTTACTTCGGTAGAGCAGCAATTGCTTGATAGCAGTACTAAGAGTGAGAGCTATATAGATGCTAGTGATAAGGATTGTATAGCAGGTAACTCACTAGATCTTAAAAAGAGCTATAAAGTTAAGTCAAGTAGTATCACATACGAGATAATAAAGATTATAGAGATTAAGCCAGCTGATTATTTAATCGGTTATAGGCTGTATCTAAAGGGTGTTGAATAATGAGTGATTTAGCTAATAAGTTAGATGAGATCACAAACTTCGTTGATGATAACTTAGTTGATGTATATTTCAATGATTATGAAGACCGTCCAGCCGATACAGTTACATTCGTAAATTGTGATATATCTCTAGCAGGAGCTACAAGGCAAAAGACCATATTGCAACATCAAAAGAAAGCAATATTTGAGCAAGACTTAAAGGTCACTTTTTATATTTACAACAGCAAAAAAACATCTACTAAAAATATCTTTGAAAAAGTTGATACTATAAATGGGTTACTAACTAAAAGGTCATTATATCCAAGTGGATTAATGCTTACCAATAAGATAACTACGCCGAACGCTACCATAGATAATAGCTTAGGTGATAACTTCAATAACTACATTATAGAATGCTTTTTTAAGTTTTCTTATCAAGAGCAAATAAGCTAAAATCCGACTTCATAAATAGCCAATAAAATTACCCTTGTACAAACAACAAAGGGTAGATAATGGCAAGTATTCAAAATAAGAAGATTGGTTTTGTAGAAGAG